AGCAGATTTACGTTTTTGTGAAACTCTGTTCCGGCTCTTTTTGAATAAATAACAAGGTTATCGAATCCTGTTTTTACGAGTTCAAATAGGTGTGTAAACATTGAACGTAATAACATGAACGTTCCAAGTCGGATGATTGAGCCGAGTTTCTTTGCAAATGCACCAGATTGTTTTTCTGAAAATCCAAGGCTCTCTCTCACTCTCTTTTTGAGTTCCTTGAATTTATTTATAATTGCAGCAATCCCAGAACGGATTTTGTTCACTACCGTTTTCACGGCAGAAATGATTTTTTGTGTCTCGTTCTTTACAGCATTTGCCACTTGCCTTACCGCATTGATGATTGCAGTAAGGATTGTCAGGATAATACCAATAATCGGTATCGCCGCCTGAACGGCTTCAAGACCTACCGCCATAGACTGGAATCCGGCATTTGCCGCCATGCCCCCAGTTTCAATGGCCGGAAGAATTGATGCAATTCCACTTAATATAGAAGAAAAGGTTCCAAGTCCACATTTCTGTGCTGCATCCCCTATGGACTTAATGGACTTTGCCACATCCTCCATATTCTTAGGAGACTGTGAAACCGTTTCCTTGAACTGCTTAAACTGTTCCTGTGCCTGTCTGAGACCATTCACAGCTTCCTCATACTGACCGGTATCAAACCGTATCTTTCCACTCTCCATACCGCTGACAGTGGCTTTGTACTTATTGATCTGGTCTATGAGTTCCTGAATACGTCTATTAGCCGGATTTGTGTTTGCCTGATTGAGACTTTCGTTTAAGTTTGTCTGTCCGGCTGCTGCACTTTGTCCGGCAGTTCCGAGGTTGCTTTCCTCTTGTGCCAACTGGCTTGCCGCTGATGCGGCACCGTTCATTGCTGCCTGTGCCTCTTCTGATGCAGTCGCAACGCTTTCTGTGGCTGCCGCTGCTTGCTGACCATTCTCCAAAGGCTGTACACGTCTCTGTGCCCCCTCAGAATCAATTCTGATGCTGACGCGATTATTCGATCCGAGGTTTCCAAGTGCTGTGCTGACTTCCTTTACAGTAGCCGCAACCTCTTTTAATTTCGCCGTATCAACTCCTGACAGAGACTTAATGGATGATGCAATGCTTCTCATACCACTTCCGGCATTTTTAAGATCATCTCCAACGCCGGAGAAACCACGCATTACATCAAGAATCTGTTTTAACTTTTCTGTATCTAATCCCTCAGTGATTTTCTTCATTGAGGTAAGAGCTTTTGTTACTTTATCAATACCACCGTCTGCCTTATCAGTGGTGGCTTCTATTTCCAATAAAATGCTATCTACTCTGTTATCAGGCATTTTGCCACCTCACTTCGTAAAACCCTGTCCGTGGGTGGTATTGTTTGTCCGTAAAATAAGAAAACATGGGGAACTGCGCCGGACTTGCGCTGTTTCGGTTCGTCAACCTATCCCCATGTAATCAGCTACTTTTCTCTTCGCTGTCTCAATCGCTTATTATGTTCTGCGGCAAAGGCAGCGAATCTGTCTGCATCCGTCATTTTTGCTCCCGGCGGTGCGTCCTCTGTGCTGTTCATGCTTCTTGGTTGGCTTGGGTATGCCGGAGCATTTCTGCCAAGGAAGATTGCCATGGCATCTACGACATACGAACCAACGGACCACGCCAACGTATCTAAGGCTGTGGACTGTTCTTTCGCTTCCATTTCTCTCTTCTTTTGGAATGGCTCTAATTTCGTAGGGTTTAATGTCCAAAAGGTCTCATAGGAAACTCCATAAAGGAGAGCGTTGGGAAGCCAAACTTTATTGATAATCTCTGTAAATGTTTTGTATTTACTGAGATCTATTTCCTCTACTCTGTTGCCGCCTTGGTTTTCTTTCCTCCGCTCTTCGGAGGTTCCTCGGCTTCCTCGCCAAAACCCGCGGTTTTCATTGCCTCCGTAAAGGCTTCCATGACTTCATCCATGGAACCGCCGTACTTCAAATGTTCGCTCAGTATCTTTCCGGCTTTTGTGAGATCCTTTGTGCCGGTAAGGACTGCGATGATCGCTCTGATTGTCTTAAAAATCTTCATGTTCTCTCTGGTATCATCATCCAGAAGTCCCATTACATCTACATCGTGATCTTCCAGATCACACATAAGGTTTGTAAAATCGAGATCTGCTACTTTAATCTCTTTAGGTCCATTCGCTGTCTGTAAAATCATACTTATTAACCGTCCTTTCGTTAATTTGTCCTATTTGTACGGCAGAGGATTATTCCCCTGCCGCTGTTTCACTTATTCACGCTGTTACATAATGAAGAGCCTCTTCGCCCTCATCAGTAATGGAGAATGACATTTCTCTCGCATTGTTGGAAGATCCGCTTGTCGGATATACTGCCATAACACCGGCCCACTCCCATTTGCCGTCAACACCCTCTTCTCCAAACCATAACTGGTATTTATCAACTTTTCCTGCTTCCTGCAGATCCAAGAGTTTCTTGTAATCAGCTTTCTCATACCATGCTTTGAAAGCAAGATCCCCTGTGTCCTCGATACCGTTAATGGTTCTTTTCTTCGTATCGGAAAGTGTTGTAACATCGAGTTTTTCCTTTTCTCCACCGAGATCCGGGTACTCAGTAATGTCGATCAACTTCTCAAATGTTCCGGGAGCATCTGCTTTCTCGTGCATGAGATATGTCACATTTGTACATTTTGCCATCTTCGTTCTACCTCCTTGTGTTTTCCTTTGCCTAAGAGGTAAAGCCTTGAATTTATTAAAACCACCGGCAGACACCAGGCGAGTGCTTTTCGGGAGCGACCCTAGCCGATGGAGTTAATCATGTTTCCAGTTTTGAGAATCGGGTAAGGAATTGTGAAATGGAAGTATCGCTTACATTCTCCACAGGGGAGAAGTAGTCGCAATGAAATCCAATCCCTACCATATATTCCCTTGCGGAATTTGCTAACTTCCGCACTTCTGAGGCGGATTTGTTTGAATAGAATTTGACTTCCAATCCAAGATTGATACCGTCCTCTGTATTTGAAAGTGTGGATAACGCTCCGTCTCCGCCTATCTGTTTGAAATACATATAGGGGAATGACGGTGGTGCAGCTTTATACACCTGTCCTCCTTTCAAACTGCTGTATTGTTTCTGCAAGTCTTTCAGGAGGTTCGTAAAATACAAATTCACATTGTCCTTAACCATCCTTGAATACCTCGCTTGCTATTTTTTGTGCTTCTTTCCTCAGATATTGCGCCGTCTCATACATGAATGGTCTTGACGGCATACCCTCTGTAAATCGCCATGTGCCATCATCAGCCGGATAATACCAACCCTCTCTGCCGTCTTTCGTGGTAAAGATTGTTGCCCCGGAATTGTATGCCCAGTTCATTATTGCCTTGTGCTCTTCGCTTGGGTGGGAGTTGTCCCTACCCTTTACACCAGTACCAAACTCAATGTACTTGCAATACCCTCCGGCACTTATGATTCCAACTCCCTCTGCCTCATCCAGATAACCGATAATGGAAGATCTTGCCGTACCGGTATCAACCGGAACTAACTCCTGTGCCTTTTCAACTCCGAGGTCTGTAAGTCTCTGTATAAGTTTCTCTGCGCATTTGTGTATACGCTCTTTCCGCTTTTCCAGTTTCTTAATAGCCTCATCTATGCTGTCCGGGTCAAAGGGATTGATCGTTATTTTGTCCTGCATGGATATTCCCCTTAATCTTCCGTATCGCCCATAGATTCTGTTGCAAATCATGTTTCGGGCAGACACATATATAATCCGGTTCTGTATCTGTGGAACCGTCCTCGTTGAGAATAGGAACCACATCTATGAAGAGTTTTGAGTATTCATCAATCGGTAATTTCTGTACGGTTGATATGGTCTTGTCGTAGACAATATCTTTACCAAATGGGGAGTCCTCGGCATTTCCTGAGTTCGGACTTACTCTCGCAAGTACACGAACCGGATTTGAATACTTCGGTATGCTCTCCCCGGTAAGGTTGCCATCCTCGTCCACTTCGTCCACCGTTCCGTCATAGGTCTGGTAATAAAAAGGGACTTGGTTCAATCTGAGGTCTTTAAGTCTCAGCTTCGGCATTGCCATCCCTCCTTAACAGACCGACATAGGTTTTGGGTGGGATCTTCGCCAAGGCCAACTCAATATCTTTCTTGCCTGTCTGTCCCCAGTTCCGGGTAACTCCAAGTTCTGTGTGAGATACAAGTCCGCCCCTCGCATCGTCAGAGTTTATGGCTTTCGCCAAATCATAGATTTCAAACTCATACCGGTTATAAAACCTCTCCAACTCTGCCTCTGTCGGAATATCATCATCCGCCCAAAAGTGTTGATTTGCAGCCTGTTTCTGAGCTTTCACAAGGAGGACGGCAATCTGTTCGTCAGTGAGAGTTTCATCATCTAAAATGACTTTCAACAATTTAGCGTCCATAATCCGTCCTCACTTTCTTACCCTTGCTGAGTTAAAAACTCTGCGATCAGCTTTGCTTTTACGGTTTCTTTCATGTCATACCCACGTTCCGCTGCGATAGCCTTAATCTGTGCTACTGTCAGGGCGTTAAGTTCTTCCTCTGTGTACTTCTTACCAGTAGCAGTCTCTTCTGAAACCGCATCCGTTGATGTGGAAGCAGAAGAACCAACTACCTCGGAACTACCGTTAAGGGTATGACCTGTTATTCCCCCTTTGTGCCAGTTGTACCGGTTGCCGTGATCTTGCTAGGAAGATCTGTGGAAATATTAGTGAACTTCGCACTCATCCACTCAGGACCGTGATCCAAACCAATCTGTCCGAAAATCTGATATGTTTCTCCTGCGCCAGTCTTTGCAAGCTGCTCCAGGAAGAAATTGCCCTTGCCAGGAACCATCTGATGAACCGGAGCCATGATGGACGGATCGAACAGAACGGCTGTACCGGTAGGCATAGTATCAAACAAAGCAACTGCCACTTCTCCAAGAGGGGTAACTACTGTCTGTAATTTGATACCGTTCACTTCTCTTCCAAGGGGAACGATTGTAAGGTTGTTCTGCTGCGCATCAAGGTTAAGCTGCAACATTGTAGTTGCATCAACTCCGAGAACAATGTTGTCTGTCTTTGCGCCCTGATCGTGAATGGACTTTAATCCCTCTGCTACAAGCCAGTATGTGAGAGGCTTTTTAGCAAGATCAAGTACGTTGGTTGTGATAGCTGTCAGAAGTCCTCTTGTTTTATTGGCCTCTGCATCAGTAGTTGCCTTTGCGTACTTTCCGTTGATGAATGTGTACTCAATATCCTGTGCGATCTTTGCCATTCTACGAGAAACCTGAAATGCAAGCTCGTCCATAGGATTTGCCTGCTGACCGGCCACATTGATGCCCTGCAGTGTACCCATGTTACTCTGCTTTCCGTAAGAAATCGCTACGGATTTCTGGAAGATCTGAGTTACATTGGTAAGCTGGCTTCTAGTTACCATTTCCGGCTGTGGTGCAGTAAGGGATGCTGTTTCAGAAATCTCCGGCTGTTCGCCTGTTTCTGTGTTGTACTCCTGACCGCAAGTAAACTCTACATGATTGGTTACAAGAGGTCTTGCGCCAATCATAGTAGAGAACGGTGTTGCTGTCTGTCCTTTAGCGAATAACATTCCGCTAAAATTAGGAACAGCGAATGATGTTGCTGTGCCCTGTGCCATAATTCATTACCTCCTTTAGATTTATGCCTGCTGATTGTTAGCGGCACTTTGACTTAATATTGCAAGAATCGCAGCCTGTGAATCGCCTGCGTCCATTGCCTGCTTAATCTGTGCTGAATAGTCAACCTGACCTACGTTTCCAGACTGTGGTGTAGGCATCTGAGCCAAATACTGAGCGCGGATTTCCGACTCTTTCTGTTTGTCTCTTTCCGCCATAAACTTAGTGATGTTTCCGGTAACAACATCCATGCTTCCCTCATACTCTGCTGTTGCCGTTGCCTTTGCCATTTCGGCCGGCATACCCATTCCTAAGTAACGCTCCGATGATTCCGCTACCGCTTTGAATTTTTCCAGTTCCTTGACATAAGCATCTCTCTGAGCCTGCTGTTCCGCTTTTGCCTCTGCCTCCTGCTCTTCGGCTGTCTGCTTAGCTCTAAGCTGCTTGCGAAGATTTGCTTCTGAGGCGCAAATCTTATCCTTGTCAGTTTTCAACTTTGCGTTCTCCGCATTGACCTGTGCAAGCTGCGCCATAAGACT